CAGTGTCAGAAGATTTTTTACCACTTTTGGTTCTCCATTTTTGGTCGCCCCAATCTTTCAATGATTTTTGAGGCGCTTTCAATCTCGGTACCCCCCGCCAGCTTCCTTGTACTTCTTGGCAACAAGTTGTGCTTTACGAGCCGACCACTGACCTGCGCCAGTGCCATGCGTTGCCGCAGCTTTGACCTGAGACACAATCCGCTTGCGCAGACCGGGCTTGGTGTAATTGCCAGCGGCGTTGACCTTCCCGCCGTCTTTGTACTGCGTGAAGTCAGTATCATCACGGCGAGCCTTACGCTTGCCCTTGGGCATTTTAGAGGGGGACATGTCCCCCATACCGCGGCTCGCCATCATGATTAGCACATCTTTCCGCGAGTCTTACCACGAGAAGCAATGCCGTCGCCACGGCTAGAGGCAGAACCGCCACTCTTCATGCCAAAAGCAGAACGAACACGCTCGTTAACAGAACGCCTATCGGTTGAACCGCTACCGCTTCTAGCTCTCTCACGGTTTGCCTTGGCACGCTCTGATACAGACATTTTGGTCTTGTCAGAAGAGGGCATTTGTGATTCTTCAAACTCACGACGGCCACTTCTAATATTAGCGGAATCAATAAGTTTAGGCTCGGATTTAGCAGCGGGCTTAGGCTTTGCCTTAGACGCGGATTTAGGTTTGGATTTAGGAATGTCCGTGTTTTTAGGGCCCGCGCCAACTGAATCGGCAATTTCCATTGCTTCATCAGAAGCATTTACGGCTTCTAAAATTTCACCGCCATCGTCGTAACGTCTTTTCATGTTGGTTCCTTAGCAGGACTTGCCGCCCATGTTCATTTTCTTCATGCCGCCAGCTTTCATGCCCAGAGGCGTGCCGCCCTTCATGGAGATCATTGTGCCCTTGGTTTTACCCTTGGAAGCAACGCCGTCTTTGCTAGGAGCCGCTGTACGCACTGAACCCATTTTTGCTTTGGTAATGCCGTTGTTTTTCGTAGCCATGGTATCTCCACCTTTTGAAAATTTGCGGCCCTTGTCCGCGGTTGTAAACTCTTTGCCCACGGACTGTGGGACTCCTACTTTCTTAGCAAACTTTGGGTTTTTAGCCACAGCCGCCATGAAATTGTGTTGCTTTTTACTCGTCGATGGCATTGTCAGCCTTCTTACGGTTGGTCATTTCGCGAACAGTGTCAGACTCCCAGATACGAAGCCCGAGATAAATTATCGTGAACAGAGAAGCCAAAGGCGGAAGCCACGTAACCATAACACCAACAGTCGTTAAGACTGCCGCGCCATCGGCAACTGCTTTAGCTGTGTCATGCTGAGTCATATCATCCGCCCTTTTGTCTTGCCTTTTGTAGCGCAGCCATCAGCCGCAGTTACATAGCCCCCATCCTTACAATTCCACGCCCTCAAAGACTTATTGATCCTTGAATCTGGGTCGTTGGCTGTCTTGGCAGAGGTCAGTTTCTTTTTCATACCACTCATCCTTGCACAGAAAGAGTCGCGCCGTGAGCCGCCCTCTGGTTGAGGACGTTTCAGCCCCGGCTTGCCGGGGTTGGCTGCGTTGTAGGAAGCCCGTCCTTTGGCGTTCAAACCGCCCTTCTCGGACTTCCCCTCTTTGCGTTGCCATGCTGGAGACTTAGCCATAGTAAACCTGCGCCCCGTCAATACCGCTCATATAAGCATAAATTCCATTTAATGCCAACACGCCTTCGCCGGGGATAAGAGGAGAATTTTGAAACTCATCTGTTGAGTGCGTCTCATAAGTCATTAACCAACGGTTTGCGCCACTTACGTACAAAGCCGCAGTAGAAGTTATGTTTCCAGTGTTAATGTCATTCAACGTAAACGTGTCAGCGCCTGTCTTAGTAATCGTGTAATTACCGTCTGTGGCTGAAACGCCTGCATTGCTGGCAAAGTGAATACCAACAACGTTTCCAGTTGACAACCCGTGAGCAGTTTTGGTAACAGTTACAACCGTGCCTGTACGAGCATAAGTTACGCTTGAAGTTACGGGGGCTGTGGTTGTGTCAAACAAAACTAAAGTTCCGCCACCACCATAAAAAGAAACACCTTTTACACGGTTACGTGCAAGTACAAAAAAACCGCTTTGGTTTAGGTGCCCTTGTTTAACGTCATATTGCATCGTCATGTTGTTGCTCCGGTTCTGGTGCGTCTAACCTGTTAATAAGCATCTTGTACGCTTGGATCGTGGCTTGAGATTGAATCAAAAAGGTTTGAGCTTTCTGCGCTTCAGTCTCAAGATCACGAATCTCAGACTCCAAGAATTCCTTGGTGATCTGCATTATGCAAAGGTCGAGTACGCAGGAACGTAGTACACAGTGCCGCCAATCATCACTTTGATTGCTTTGGCTACAGTAGTAACGCTGGTTGCTGTAGGCGCAATCGTAGCAGCAGGGGCTGTTTCAATGTTCATCAACAAAGGAACTTCACCTGTGTTTGCGCCGCTGTCAGTCACGCGAATAAACGAAGCTGTGCCGGGCAAAGTAGCGTTAACAGAATAATCTGTATCCAACTGCAGAACAGCCAAAGTACCGCCGGGAGAAGCTACGGAGCCTCCCAAGGTTGCACGAATAGCGTTAGCCGCACCAGAAATCGTGCCGCCTGTGTTGATTGAAGTGGAGATGTGAGCACCGTTGATTGTGCCGCCTGTAGCGCCGTTAGTGCCTGTCACTCGGGTCAAAGCACGGAACGTTTCGCCTGAACCTGTGGAGGTAAAGGTCAGTCTGTTGTAACTTAAACGTGTATCGCCAGTAGTAGCAGATGTTGTAACAAATGCAGCATTAACGTTTTCTGCTGTAGTTATTACGAGAGGAGAAGCAGAAGTGCCCGTTTCAAAGCCGTTGTTAGATACGACTGGGCCGGAGAACGTGGTGGTTGCCATGATATTTCCTTACATACAAGTTAAGTGCATCAGTCTGTATGTCGTCAGCCGGGACTGTCTAATGCACCGGATAAGCCCGGAATGAAGCCAATATACACCAAAAGAAAAGGGGGCACAAGCCCCCTTTTCACAAACGCATTAAGCGCCTGCTGAACCCCACATACCGAGAGGATCAGACCAGCCGAAGCTATAACGCTCACGGGCTTTGTAACGAACGTTACCTGTGTCGAAGTCACCGTCCATGCTGTTTTGCAAGGCGATACGCTCGAAGTGCTTCATGCCGTTAGGCACATCAGTAATCAAATACCAGCCGTTTGTGTCGGTCAGGTAGTGGTTAACTGTGTAACCTTCAGGGATTGCGCCCATCTGCTTCAACGCGTTGATGTCGTTATCAGCAGTAGAAACACGCAGTTCAGTGTCAAGCAAACGCTTAGCAACGAACATCAGTGATGGGGGAACAATCATCTTACGGGGCTTAGCGGCGATCAACAGACCACGCTCATCAGTCCACGCAGCGATCTGAATCACAGCGTTTTCCAATGAAGTCTCGTTCAAGTCAACACCAACTGTTGGGCTGTTGAAGTTCACACCACCGTTAACGAGGGGGTGACCAACGCGAGCGCTAGAGCTGTTGTTACCGAACAAAGTGACGCCGTCACCGCCCAAGTATGAACCGTTGAAACCGTTGTTGATAACGGATGCGGCTTTAACTTGCTTGGTGTAAGACATAGCACGGGCCAAAGACTTCGTGTAACGAGCAGACAAGCTGTCGTACAAGTTATCTTCCACAGCTTCTTCCGTGATGGAGAAACCGAGGGCGATAGTCTCGTGGTTGTAACGTGCTGTGAAGGCTTCCTGTGCGTTGTCATACGCAATGGCTTGACCCTCGTTCTTGACGGGAGCAGAACCAAAGCCAGCAAGCTTTGTCTCTTCTTCAAAGCTACGCTCAGATTTCTCTGTTTCGTAGATTTCTTTGTGCTCTTCGCCGTAGCGAGCGTATTCCATACCGAACAAAGCGTTCAGACCGGGGAGCAACTCTTTAAGTAGTTGTGCGCGTGAAATTGCCATGGTTAGTTACTCCTTATGCCACGCCGGTGGCGTTGCTGTATGAATGTGCGCCGGGATTGAACTTGACCAAGATGTCAGTGAAGGCGTCGCCTACTGCTGAGAATCCGGGGGTGTCCGCAAAACCGACAACACGGAAAGCAAAACCAGAAGTAGCAGCAGCAGAAGCGCTAACAGCCGTAGTGGAATTACCAGTGGTTGTAGAGCCTGTAGAAGTACTCTGAACAGCGCTCAGATGTACGTTCATGCCCAAAGTGGTTTGTGCCATTGAGCCGTTGGCTTGCACTTGGAAGACAGCGCGGTCGTCATCAATTACGTATGCAGTAATAGACGAGCCTTGCACAGAAGCTGTGTTGGCAGGGTAAAACTGTGAGTAAATGATTTGGCCTTGTGCGTTCGTGAAGGAGCAACCGACGAAAACGCCGATAGTACCTGCTGGGAACGGTGTGCTGTTATCGCCATTTGTGGTGACGATGTTAATGTAACCAGACGTGTTGATTGCAACGATCGAACCATTGAAGATGTTCGTGTTGTAACCCGCTGGATCGATCAAGAATGAACGGGTGCTACCAGCATATGGTAGGCCGCCCAACTCGTTTACGGCGCGGAAGCCGTAGGGTGTTGCGGTAGATGCCATTTAAGGACTCCTAAGTTTATTTAGAACCAGAACCAAATCCACCACGCGTTGATGACGACTTTCGTTCGGCAAACAACGGCATGCGCGGATCATTTTGTCGCATGAAGTTATTGTCAACTGACTCCATCTGGTTTTGAGCTTGTTGGTCATAGTACTCATCCCGGGCTCTGGCTTTTTCGGCAGGCATCTTGCAGAGCATGAGGCCACCAATTTCCACGTTCCCAGTCTTTTCGTTGCCCACCAGCATCAATTCTGGATGGTCATCTGCCTTCACCGGTACCCAACCTTCACGCATTTTGCGCGACACGTTAGTTACTTCCGCTTGTCCCAGAATGTGAGTCGCTACCCAGCGATACACATAGCCCGGTTCAGGCGTTGGATCAGGCAAGTTTGTCGGCGGTACGTATACTGCACGAACAGATTTTTCGCGTGACTTTAGGTCACGATTTGAGCGGTCAATTGTTTCAGCCATTTCAACTCTCCAGTTTTGCTACTTGTGCAGCGTATTGCTGCGGGGTTAAACCAAATTTTTTAGCTAACGCTACTTGCGTTTGAGTTAGTCTAATTTTTCCTGCACTCGTAGAACGAGATACAGAGGCCACCACTGTCGTAGGTCGCTTTTGAGCCTCACCAGACCTTGGCTTGTCTTCGCTCCGACCAAATAGATCAGGAAACGTTGACTTCATGCGAGCGTCAATTTGCTCGAAGTATTCCGCAGAGCGGGGATCCACTCCGTTTGTGACTAGCTTTTGATGCAGCCCTAGTGCGTAGCTGGTGTATTCCTCGAACCCACTTTGTCCAAACCACTGGTTTTTTGCCTGCCAGCGCAGAGTTTTTTCATCCGGTTCAGCCTTTTGGGGTTGGGCTTGTTGCGTTTGTACCTCAAAATTATCTTCCTGTAAAGGGGTTGGACGATAATTTTTTACTTGTTCTGCACGAATCTTTGCATCCATCACAGCTTCTTGGGCTTCAATGATGGCATCCGTGTCGTAGGACTCTTGGGCTTCTTTGAGTTTGCGACGTGCCATAGCGAGTTCAGACTCGGCTTTTGACTTGGCGCCCTCAATGATGGCTTCTTGTCCTGTGTAGACGTTTTGCTTGAGGCGTTTGTTCTCCTCAATCAACTGCTGTGCTAGACGCTCCAGCTCTTGCTTCTCACGCATTGTCGCTTCTTTGACACGGCGCTCGTCATGACGGGCGTGGGTCAGCTCTTTAATGCGTCCTTTGACTTTGTCAGAGTAGGACTCAATTTCGTCGTCGGTTGGATCAAGCACTTCACGGTCTAGGGGCTTGCGGCCTCTGTCACGCTCAGGCGTATCGTCTTCGATTTCAATTTCTACGTCATCTGCGCCTTCGATTTCAAAGTCAACGTCAGACGCTTTCTTGTCTTCGATTTCGTCAGGGAACTTGTAGGGTTCGTTCATGGTCTTCCTTTCAAGCGCGGGTCAAGCCGCGAGGGTCTAGCACAACAGCATCAACTTGGTCGTCGTTGATGAGACGGAACTCCTTGCCAAAGATCTTGAATCTTGTACCGGAGTAAGTACGTACTAACACAAAGTCTCCCTCTTTACACCATGCTCCGTTGGGAAACTTGGCGGTGTCTTTGTACGCATCGGGGCCTACACGCAATACAAACAGTACCGTGGTGGCATGTTCTTCTTGACGCATAGTGGCGGTATCTCTTACGAGATCCAGTGACGTACCTGCAATCTTTTGTTCGACTTCAGGCACGACGCAGAGCAATTTCCAGCCTGTTGGGACTGGCAGTGCGCCTGCTTTTGTATCGTTATCATCATCTTCGTCAGGCTGTTCGACTGGCTGGATGTGTGGCGGCAACGAAATACCGGGGGGTAAGATCAATCCTACATCACTCATGGGAGTCTTCAACTTTCTTCAGCAGGTCAAGAACATAACGCTCTGCGAGAGCTAGACCTGAAATAATCCCGCAGAGTTTTTGGTATTCCTCAAATGATCGACACGCTCCACCGGCGATATCGTCGGCGTAGTTGTTCATGTCGGTACGTATTTGGTTGCGCAATACGTGTGCGAAGTCTTGGATCATTTTCTAGAACCTTGGTTCCTGCTATTTTGAAGCGCAGCAGTTCGCGCTTGCAAGTCCATCTGGGCCTTACTCTTTGCGACATCGGCGCCCATTTGGAGGCCGGTGCGTTCTTGTTCAAACTCTTGCTTGATTTGGCTTTCTCTGATTTGCGCGCCTGTGCGAAGAGCTTCCAACTCCAGTTTGCCGCTGACTTCTTGCTCTTTCAAAGCCTGTTCGTCGGCCTTGGCAGCAGCGTCCATCATGATCTTTTGTTTCTTAAGTTCCAGTTCCTGTGCTTTCAACTGCAACTCTTGCATCTGCAACTGCAACACGGGGTCTTGCATTTGTTGCTGTGCCTGCATCTGTGCGGCCTTAGCCTGATCCTGCATGAGAACTTGCTGAGCCGCTTGCGCCATCATGCCCGACAGAGCAATCTCCACCTGCGGTGGCAACTTCTCGTCTTCGGGTGGCAAGGGCATACCAAGTTGTTGCTCGATCTTCTGACGCATCTGATAGCCAACGTGCTCTGCAATGTGCGCAGTGATTGCGCCCATGATCTTGGGAGCCTGTGGGTTCTGGCCGATGAACTGCTGAATCAGCGGGTCTTGCAAGAGCAACATGTGCACCTGAATGTGCGAGGTGTGGTCTTGGTGTAAGAACGCCTTGAGTGGTTTGCCCTTGAGTGCATTCTGATTTTCTTGAACTGGATCGATTGGCTTTTGATCGTCCTCAATTGGTACAAGCTTCTCTGCGTTTTTGATGCCAAGAACGTTTAGCATCCCTCTATGGAGTTCTGGCAAGTTGTAAATGTCTGGAGCCATCTGCGCCATCTGAATCACAGCTTGATACTGGATCACACGCTGGCTCATTGTGGCCGCATTGGGGTCTGACACGGGGATGATGTCCACCAAGTCGTAGTCAGCCTTCTTAGCTTTCTTTGTGCCGTACTCAGGCGTGTATGTGTAGTCTGGGTCGGTGTAGTCGCGGATGATGTTCTTCAAGAGCTTGAACTCTTGCTTCAGGGCAAAGTGCACACGCGCCTGCACCGCAGTCATCACCTTTAACTGACGCTCCAACAAAGCCAGCGTTGTACCAACGGGGGCTTGCGCAGACATGTCAGACACTTTCATGTCAGCAGTTGCAGCAAAGCGGCGGCCTTCGTCCACGATGGTCTGCATCAAGTTAAACAATGTAGCGCTTGGCTCCTTGTACGGCAGGGGCAGGATGCTGTCCCTGATGTTGCCAGAGGCTACGTCAACGTCTCTCCACTCACCGGGGGCGATAGGCGTGTCATCACCTTTGATTCGCAGACCTCGGGACTTGAGTCCGCCCGGAAGATTAGATAACGTTCCTGCGTCGACCAACTGACGCATAAGGCTTGTGGCCGACTTGGCAAAACCACCGATAAGGTGGAAGAGGCCAAAACCATATGCTCCAAAGCCGGGGATATATTGGTAGTGTACAAAATGCTGGCGCTTGAGTCTGAGGTCATCTTCTTCGTTCCAGTTGCGGCGTATGGACAAAATGTCGTTAGAGCCTTTGAGGATGGTGACCACGTACGGCAACATGATGCCGGTCTCTTCTTCCTCGCCATCTTCTGACTCGGTCATGTCCTCGTACCCTTCAAGGTTCAAGTCAACGTGGCACTCGTAGATGGTGTAGCGGTCGTCGTTCAGATCGTTAAAGCCCGTCTCTTTATCCTTGGCTTTCTGAATATCAGTGCGGTCTTTGGGTGCGTCAGGCAGATCAATGTCTACGTAGAACCCCGCTTGCTGAAGCTTGATGATCTCGTTCTTGGTCTTGCGCATGACGTGCGTGACGCGGTGGCAAGTGTCCAGATCTGTCGCGCCGTAGGGCAACAGCATGTCTTCTGCTGGCACGAACATAGAGACTTGACGTCCCAAACTGGGATCATAGTAGACCTTCTTGAACGCAGAACCTGTGGCTGGCAGTGACCAGAGCATGCGCTCATGCTCAGAGCGGTACTCCGTCATGACCTCGGTCAACTCGTTGTTCATGTCGTCTTGAATATTGGCCGCAATCTCTTTCATCTCAGGCGTGTCTTTACCCAAAATCTTAGCGCGCACAGGGCCTTGGGCTGGGAATGTCTCGGTGATTGTCTCAGCTTGGAAGCGCACAACCGCTTCTGTAATCATCGGATGGAACACACCACAAGCGCCTTGCCATGGCTCGGTGCGCTCCTCTATCTGCAGACCCAGCAGTTTCAGACCATCAACGTAAGTCTTCTCCCACTCTTTGCGTGACTGCTTGTCTTGGTCGATATCAGAAGTCAGATCGCCAGCCAATGACTGCAACGCGCCATCATCGATGTACTCAGCCAAGTTATCGCTGAAGCCTTCTTCATCTGGGTCTTCTTTGCCAATGGTGATCTCTACACCATCCATACCAATGGTGACTTCTTCGGGATCAACGATCTCGATCTCTAAGGGGGATTCTTGTTCGCCCAGCGCGTCAATGCCCATTGGTTGTTGGTACAGCGCTTTGTCGATATTCGTTGCCATGTGTGTTCCTAGTAGTATTCGTACGTCTTACGGCGGAAGTACTGCTGCTCGTCCTTCTCGTCCGTGTCCAAAGAAATAAAGCCGCCTTGCCTAAAGCGTAGCAGCGCCTGTGTTGTCGTATCCACGTAGTCGTCGTGCTCTCCAACTGGGAAAGCCGCCATCTCTTCAATTACTTCTCTTGCCCAGCGTGTGTCGGGTGCCCAGACTTTACCTGAACTGAACAAATCTGCAACTGCGTTGACCCTGACGGTTTTATCATTTCCCCGTGATGGGCTGAACTCTTGCACAGGTATGCCCATAGCCCGAAGTTCTTGGATCAGTGGGGCGCCAGCCGCCTTCTTCTCCACAATGAACGCATCAGGCTCCCAATCTTTGTAGTGTTTAAGCGCCACAGTCTTGAGTTCTGGGAATGCCATCCTGTCTTTGAACGCATCCAGCAAGATTAGCTGGGGCGTGTCGTTCTCTTCCTCGTTATAGAAGATGCCCCACGTTGTACACGCGGAATAGTCGGAGTTGTTCTTGGTTTCAAACGCCGTATCCCATGACTGGATGATGTATTCACACGTTGGCGGCTCTTCAGACTCCCAAATACGCCACATCTTGCGCGAAACAATGGCCGAGTTCTCCGCCGTGGGCTGCTGCATGTACTGCGCGTTCCAATATCGTGGGTCGATGGACGCTTTGGTAGCTTTTAACGCCTCAAGTGGCCACTGCTCAGGCCAAAGAGACTTCTCAGTGTCCTCGTCCTCGTTCAAAATGGCTGGAAGCTCTACGATTTCCCAAGGAATGGCTTCTGGGTTCCTAGCTTGGTAGTCAATCAGGCGCCCAGTCAGGTCTAACAGCGACCATCTGGTCATAATCACAATGATCGCCCCGCCCGGCATCAGACGTTGCAAGGGGCCCGTCTGGAACCAAGACCAAGCTGTATCAAACGCGAGTCGAGAGTTGGACTTTACGTCCTGTTCAGAATGTGGGTCATCAATGACGAACAGATCAGCGCCGCGACCAGCAAGAGCACCGCCCACACCAGCAGCGTAATACTGACCTCCAGCACTAGTAGACCATTTGCCAGCAGCTTTTTGGTCATCTGCCACCATAGTTTGGGGGAAAACATCTCGATATTCATCTGAATCAATCAAGTTACGCACCCGACGACCAAAGTCTTCAGACAGACCCGCAGTGTGCGTGCCCATGATGATCTTCTTATCAGGGTATTTACCTAGAAAGTACGCAGGAAACAGGTATGAGGAGAACTCAGACTTACCCATACGAGGCGCAATGTTGATAATCACGCGCTTTTTCTTGCCCTCAACCACGTCCGTAAAGATCTTAGCCAGCTTCCTGTGGTGTGGGCCAATCTTAAAGCCGGGGTACACGGCCGTTGCAAACCCCAACATGTTTGTTTTAGCCGCTTGGAGGCTGGCGCGGGACTCACGCATCTCCAAATCTTGGAACAACTCCATCTTTTCTTGAAGCGTCATGTGCGGCAAAGCCCGTTGCATGGCTTCTAGCTCAACTTTACTAAGCGTTGTGAATTGCTCAGGCTTCATCAGACTTCTCTTCCGTCACATCGACCACATCAATCACGCCCATGAATCTGTTGAGCTTCTCTTTAATGCGCGTCTCAAGCTCTACGTCCGACATCTCAGTCTTCTTGACCTCAACCCGTTCGGTAAACAGCGCCACTTCCGTGACTTTGCCCAGCATGTCTAGCGCCTTTAGGCGAATGCGTGCGTCTGGGTGTTTGACTTCTTCAAGGATCTGAGCCACTGCGTAGCCCCTGAGTTCCTTGGCTTGCTCGACAAACGCCCAATCGTAGGCAGTAAGCATCCCGACTAAATGCTGCACTGCAGCAGGGCTTTTTAAATTAGCTAACGCTTGTTGCGTATTCCCAACAGGCTGGCCTGTCACGAGACTTGCAAAAGACTTACGGGCAGATTCTTGTTCTGCCTTGGACTCAATCGCTTCGTCCTCAAGCTCTAGGTCTTTTAGCCACTGAGCCGTCTTGACTTTGGCGTCGATGGTCGCAGTTGGCTCTGCCTTTTCAAAAGACAGCACTTCCGCAGTGGCGTCTACCACCTCTGGATGAAACTCGCCGTTAATCAAATGTTCTAGCATTGCGTAGGGTTAGTGCTGGCGTTGCACTTGTTGCCTCGTTGCAGTTAGTGTACACTTCTTTTCGGCAATGGTGCAAATTTTTTGTTCTGTTGCTTCTCCTTGAGGTTCGCCTCTTTAAGCCCCGGCCTAACCGCTGGGGCTTTTTTTATTATGCCGTGTCCAACGTTTGACACTGATCCTTGGGAATTTTTATAATTTTTAGAGGGGTGGGGTGTTTGGGGTCAGGAATTTTAAAAATTGGATTTGCGGCTATGGAATAGTGTTTATGTCCTATCCATCGGCATGCCCCAAAACGGGTTGGTGGGGGTAGGGTGGGGTCAACGCCACAGCCAACTCTGCAGACTTTAGGCAAGTTTATTTTCCCCCATACTTTGTAAACTAGAGTTGTCAATGAGGGAGATCGCCCTCGGAGACACAACAACCAATCGGGGACTCAGTCCCCAATCAACTCAAGGAGAGTAATCATGTCAGTATCTATCAAGTCCCAAGTCGTTCTCATCAAGAAAGAGGGAGACGCATCTGCGGAAGCAGACATTGCACGCAACGCACTCAAGAAGCAACTGGGGCGCAAGACTCGTGAGAGTGTTCGTTCTATCTTGTTGCCTGAGTTCTCTAGTGTCTACAAGGTCAAGCTCGTTAAGGGCGAAGGCTCAGGCTCAGGCAAGCAAGTGTTGGACTCAAGCGCAAAGGCGTACGAAGCGTGCCGTAAGGCTCTTGGTCGCACAGTCACATTCATCTGTGGCTCTGAGTCTAGTGATGCCGTTGAAGTATCACCCAAGCTGGTCAGCGATATGACCAAGAAGATTATTGATGCAGGTCTTGACTCCAAGCAGTTCAACGCTTTGTTGACTGCCCTGCGTGCCAACATCACATTTGAATAATCTTAATCGGGGACTCAGTCCCCAATCTCCCAGATCAGCGCAAGGGCGGGGCTCTTGCGTTGTTTCTTTTCGTGTCCAATCAATAATCTCAAGGAGTTCATCATGAGCAAAAGCAACCTTAATCTCATCAGACAAATCATGTTCCACGCATATCGTGAGGCGTGCCGTAACAAACGCCCCATGTCAATAATCATACGCTAAGAGGCAACTCTGTAAGCACAGCGTGCTGTGCTTACGGGGCGATCCTGCCCATACAACTCTCAAGGAGAACATCATGCCCACAAGGGATATCTTCAACTACTACATCCGTCTTCGTGACGTACAACTCATGTGCTTCCAGCGCAAACGCAAAGCATGGGCGAAAGCCCTTGGCGTGCAACTCAAAGACTTGCGTGACGAATACCCTCACCTCAAATCATACGACTAAGGAGTCAACCATGAAACCTATCGAAGTTATCTCGCACATCGTGCTGTCAGTATCACTCATTGCATCCATCATCATGGGTTTCTACGGCATGAGCGAACATGGCGTAGCACCTTTCTGGATACTGCTCACCCTTGGCGGATCGTTCGTGCTCGGCACACAAATCATGTTCATCATCACAGAGGAGTAACCATGCGAAATCTAATCCAGCCAATCATCAAGGAGATAGGCACAATCACACGTGGTGGCATCGACTACCACTACCAAACCATCAGCTATGGATCACAGCACCACATCCATGTGTTCCGTAAGCGTGCGCCCGAGAAGCGTGGCGTTGTATTCGAGTCACGCAAAGCCTTTGAAGAGTGGAGTCGTGGCATGAGGCAGCTTACTCTGAACCTTTAGTCGGGGACTCAGTCCCCGATCTTCAATTATCTGAGATTATTGAAGACCATAGGTGCTGTAAAATACCGATGGCGGAGATTAAAGAACTTTGCCACTTGTTGCACCACCTGCAACACCGCATGAACACTAGCGTTCCCGCAAAATCTGGCTATCTATCTATCTTTTTATATATATGTATATATATGGGAGTCTTTTCTAGGGGGTGTGTATATTTTCCTGAGCAAGCCACTTTTCTTTCTTTGCTTGGCGTTACCCTTTTGGAAATTACATAGATACCCTGCCACATTTCGCTGTATACTAGCATTCATGCGGTGTCCCGCTTGGCGCATCACATGGCAAAACTATTTAATCACTCCTTTTTTAACATTTCACACATACGAGGTTCAATAATCTCATGCACAACGCATACATTAAACTCAAACCCAACGATCTTCACCAAAGATTATTGAAGGAACGCATACACCCAGCCGAGATGCAACGCATCAAAGACGAGGTCGCAGAGGCGAAGGAAGCACAGCGTGTCGACAAGATCACACGCACACAACGCAAGGCTGAGTGGGACAAGGTACTCAAACCCCTGCGCTATGAACTCAATAATGCCAAGGTTGGGCGTGCATACGAT